CTAAATTCTCCACTTAATTACAATGTCCTCGGCTGTTACCTGGACCTTGTTAATCAAAGTTCTAACAATAAATTTTTGATGATCATAGTCCATGGTTAGTATGTCGTCAGTATTTAGGATCTGCTTCATGTCCTCTTTTCTCTTTTGCCGTTTGATTGCAGGGTCATTGTCTAACTCTTCCTCTAGCACAGCTCGCTGGTTAGAAAATTCAGCGGCTTTTATCTGCAATTCATCTAATGTGATGCGGTCATCTATGTATAAGTCGTTCAGCTTACTGATTTTATTAGATAAGACATCGATTTGTTTTTGATAAGCCGCTCGATCTATGGATAACTCCTGCTCAGCAAATAGCTCTTCGATATATTCGTCATCATGCTGTAGTTTGCTGATTTCTTTCAAGACATATTCCTCGATGTCAGACTTATTGTAAAATCCGGAGTCACACTTTTGATTGTTGTTGTAGACGGTCACACCTGACACCTTCCTAGGGTGTCTTTGATGGCACTCGTAGTCGATACGCCTAGTACCATCATTTTTAGTTCTACGCATAAGGATTTTAAGTGGCGCCCCGCAATAACCACATTGTCCAATGCCAGACAACATATATTTAGCACGAAACGGCCTTGGATTAGAATTGTCTGCAGCTCTCTGTTGTCTTATTTTAAGTTCTTCTTGAGTTCTATTGAAGTCTTCTTCGGTGATTATCGGCTCATGATTGCCAGGGAAGACTTGCCCCTTGTATTGATTATATCCGCAGTATACGGGGTTGGCCAGAATTCCTCTAACAATTCTGTAGTGCCACGCTGGAGTTTTTGGGTATTTATCATTAAGCTTGTCTCGCAGTTTGGTGATGGACATCCCGGCTAAGTAAGATTCAAAAATATCTCTAATAGCGACAGCTTCCAGCTCATTGATAGTCACTGTCCCTGTCTCTTTTTGGTAGTCGTATCCATAAGAAGTTCTGGCCCACATCATGGACTTTCCAGCCTTGGCGCGGCCAAGTTTGCCTAGCTGCATACGCTCCTTGATTTGTTCTCTTTCAAGTTGAGCAAACACGGCCAAGAGGCCAATCATGGCTTTTCCAAAAGGTGTTGAAGTGTCAAAATTTTCCTGAAGGCTTAAGAATTCTATGTCGTTTTTGATGAAAACTTCCTCAATCAGATAAAGAGTGTCTTTTTGACTACGGCTCAGGCGGTCCAGTTTGTAGACCAGGACTGTATCAAATTTTCTTTCTTTAGCGTCTTTGATGAGCCTTTCTAATGCTGGACGCTCTGTGTTAGATCCTGAAAATCCTCCATCAGTATATATCTTGTAGACGCTCCAGTCTTTGATGCTGCAGTAGCTAGAGAGTTTAGCTTTTTGTTCGTCGATAGAGTACCCCTCTTCTTCCTGCTTTGTCGTTGATACCCGGACATATATAGCCACTTTATTCGTTGTAATCATTGTATTTGTACCCCTTTTCTGATAAAATAGGTACAAGAAAACATCTCAAAAGATAACCTCTTTTGAAAAGTTTTTCTTGCCACTAGCTACATGCTCTCCAGTCGCCAAACGTGGAGCATGTAGCTTTTTTTATTTTGTCCTTATTTTACTTTTATCTCCATCTCTCCGTTCATTTTTTGAGATACAAGAGAGTTGCCGTCATCTGTCTTGATGTGGAACATTGGATAGGATTTAAAATCAACACCGTTAATTCCAGCCCAGACATTGAACGCCTCGTGGACTTTTTCCTTGAAACCATCAGCGAACGCTTGTAAGTCCGTCCGATTGTAGTATTTATAATCATTAGGGACAGTAACATATAAGATTGTGTCACGGTTGTAGAAAGTGTATGTGCTGATGTCAACGCCCTTATCTGTTAAGTCTTGCTTTAAATACTCAATGAAACTAGCCATTTGGTCAGCTTTGACTCTTGGTAAGCTACTAGCCTCTGATGAACTTTCAGCGGTTTCTGCGCTTGATGAGTTTTCTTTTGCAACCTTTGAGCTTTCAGACTTACTTTCTTCTACTTTCTTTGTGCTTTGTTGCACGCTTGGGGGAGTAGAAGACTTAGAGGGTTCTGACTTAGGAGCAATCCCCAAGAGTTGGAGTACCCAACCAAGAAAAGCCAAAGCTAAGAAGCCTACTACAAGTTTTTGCCATTTTTTCATATCGTCCTCCTAAAGGCTTAATTATTTTTCTTATAGATATCTACAACCTCCCCAATGGTTCGGATGTCGTCGTCTTCCGTCAAGTAAATTTCCTCATATCCGCTGTTCAAACTTTGCAAATACCAAGAACCGTCATAGTCTCTTTTCAATTTTTTGACAAAGTTTTTACCGTTAATTTGGAAAATACCGATATCGTTCACATCGACCTGACTAGTAACTTTGATAAAGAGTAGGTCATTATCTTCTATCAGTGGTTCCATTGAGTCACCCGCTACCTTAGCGATAGTGTCATACTTGTCTGGCACGTCAGCAGCTCTGAGCTTAACTTCCATGTGTAGATTGTCTTCCTGAAATGTTCCATGGCCTGCAGCAACCAAGCCCTCGACGTAGTCAATGATATAATCTTCATTGCTTACCTTTTCGAATATAGAAACAGTCTTAGAATTTTCCTGCTCATCAAGTTGTCCTTTGGCAAATTCAAGGACTTTTTCCTGCCTAGGTTGCTCTAGTTTTTCATAAATCATAACTATTTCAGACGGAACTTTTTTGTTTTCTTTTTGGATACCCAACAAGTATTCTGGCGTAATGCCTAGAACCCTAGCAAAGTCATCCGCTCTGTTAAGTGGAAACTCCCTTGTCTTATTGAAATATCTTGACATTGTTGACTTGGCAATTCCAACCCGTCTAGCCAACTCGCTCATCGAAATATCTTTTTCATCTATATTCTTTTGAATAAGTAAGATGATTTCATCGTTGGTTCTCATATTTTCCCTTTCCTTTGATTTGGTATTTTCATTATACCACCGTTCCCGAAAATATACAAGAGAAACACGAAAAAACATTTTTTTGATATTTTTTAACAAAAATAGTTGACAAAGTGGAACAGTCGGAGTTATAATGAAATCGTTCCAAAACGGGAACTAAACTAATAAAAAGGAGTACATGGAATGACAGTCAATCTCAAACGATTAAAAGCTGAACGCATTGCCAGCGGTATGACTCAAGATGAAGTTGCTCACCGCATGGGATGGAAAACACGAACGCCCTACGCAAAGCGCGAAAATGGACTTGTTTCTATCGGCGCTGATGAATTGGCCAAAATCACTCTGATTTTTGGTCTGCCTATGGAAAAGATTACTATTTTTTTTGACAACACCGTTCCCGAAGTGGAACACCAAATAGCGTAGAAAGGAGTGCGTATGAAGCAATTAAAACTAAATATTAAACCCAAACAAGAACCTACTGAGGATCAATCTCTTAATTCGTCAGGCTACTCAATAAAAATCAATGACTGGGAGCTCGGGCGCGGCGTTACTGATTTTAAGTTAGAAATGTCTGCAGATAAAAAACCAAAAGCCACCGTCACATTTACACCAGATGTTATTGATGTAGATGAGATGATGGCAGTTGTAGGGGTTCAAACATCACTGTCTGAACTCAATGAATAGACCGCTGAAATCTTCCTTTCATTAGGATAAGTTAATTATAGCAAAAAGCCCCTCTGGAACGGCAATTCCATTGAGGGACTAACAAAAAACTTTCGAGGTAATTATATCATGAAAAACAATAAAAAGAAATGGGAACCACGCATTATCAATATAATGGCAGATGGCTCTGTTATCGAAGACTTGACTGGCTATGTTATTCCAGCGGGTCACACTTACTACAATGTCATCAAAGGCATTTATACAGAAAGGATTTAATCAATGAGGTTGATTGACAAAATCAAAAATTATTTTTTCACAGAAGAACCAGAGGTTCTCACTCTGCCAGATGAAGCCGAACGCTGGCGATCGTTAGCGATTGAGTTGAACGACGACTTGATAGAGACTCGAAAAGCGTACAGACACCTTTTTGATGAATGGCAACGTCAGGGTAAATTGCTAAAGCTCTATCAAGAGTTATTGGCTGCAAAGGAGAAATAGTATGAACTATGCAGTATATAATCAAGAATACGCACGAGAATTACACGGCTGTAAACAACGCTTTTGCGCAAGACCAAACTCTTGACCCTGCCACAATAGGAATCTTGATGGTCATATTGACAAACAAGGCTGATTGGATTGTCTATCCAGAGGAAATTGCTAGACGATTAGGTATTAGCAGGCGAACAATCAACAGACATTTCAAAAAATTGGAAGAGGCTGGCTACATGAGAGTGGTCAAGCATAGTTTCGGCGGCAACAGAGGAGCGAAAACTTATAGATTTTTTTCGGACGTACCTATCTCAGATGATTATTTTGAGTATCTAAAAACTAATCTTGAGAAAGAGTTATCCACAGAAAGAAACAAACCTTTGTTGCACTAGGCAAAAATTGCCCTGAACAAAATTGCCCTGAACAAAATTGCCCTGAACAAAATTGCCCTGAACAAAATTGCCCTCTAATAAGTACTAACTATACAACAAGTACTAACTTACAACAATCTAAGCCTTACGGCACTAACTTAGTAATAAATACTAACCCAAAACAAACTAGTAGTCCTCATAAATAATATATAGGGGATTCTATAAAATTATCCACAGGAGAAAAAATATGTTTAAATCACAACGAAAACTTGATGAAGTGAAACAACTTCAGAAAGAAATGCACGATTTCAGCCTTGCTTATTTGCTCGGCCAAGAAATAGGACTTTTCCCAGAAAACGAAATTGCCAAAGCGAAGGCTCAGGCAATGCATGATGCGAGCCATCTTTTGGACGATGTCCTAAAAGGCAAATCGGTTGACGAAGCAACGAATCGCCTGAAAAAGACTATGGTCCAAGAAGTAGAAGAAGGGGCGGAAGAAGAGGTAAAAGAAGATGACGAGAGTTGAGCTTGAAAATCGTGTGTGGTTGTTGGCCAACCATGAAGAAAAAAACGAATTGCTGGATCTTGGGCTAACATCTAAAGCTAGATATGTGAAGCGGGTCCTTGAGCTCGGGAAGGTGTACGCTCATGTTTAATTACGACAGGATAGATACGCTGCAGCCACCAGTCGAGAAGCCAGAACGCCCTGATCCTGATAATTGGGTCTGGAACGGGAGCGAAGAGGTCTATGTAGGTGATGATGTATGATCGAAGAATTACAAGCAGAAATCGCCGAATGGCGCAGAGCCTATGTTCATTTAGGCGAGGAGCTAGGTCAGATTATCAATGAACAACAGGATAAGATTATCTCACTAACCACCAAAAGTAGGCGCTTAAAGCGTGAAAATTGGAACTTGAAACAGACGAAAAGGAGAAGAAGATGACGAATGAACTAACACAGAAGCAAGTTACATCAAATGTTGCAACACGAATTGAAGCAATGAAGGGCGAAGGACTCCTGATTGCACCGAATTATAGTGTGAGCAACGCTCTGAGCTCAGCATACTATGCGCTGAAAAACTCCAGCAGCGGGAATCTGCTACAACAGTGTACACAAGATAGCGTTTATAACGCGTTGTTAGAAATGGTAACCCAAGGACTAAGTCCGGCTAAAAAGCAATGTTACTTTATCAAATACGGTTCGGATGTTCAACTTAGAATGTCATATTTTGGGACCATTAAAGTCACTAAGGATTTGCAAGAGGTGAAAGACGTTACTGCAAATGTTGTTTACGAAGGGGATACGCTAGAGGTATCGGTTGAAAATGGGCGTAAGAAGTTGGTCAAACATGAGACAGACTGGCGGAACGCAGATAATCCAATAATTGCCGCTTATTGCATCATCACTCGAACGGATGGAGAAGAGTTTTTCGAAGTCATGACTAAAAAACAAATCGACAAGTCTTGGTCTAAAGCGAAAACAAAAAATGTCCAAATCGATTTCCCTGACCAGATGGCCATGCGTACGGTTATCAACCGAGCTGCCAAAATGTTTATCAATACAAGCAATGACAGTGACTTGTTCGCTGGAGCGATCAATAACACAATTGCTGACGAGTATGACAATGAGCGTCAAATGAAAGAAGCTGAACCAGTGAGAGAAGAGGCTGAAACATTAGATGGTATCCTTGGAGCTTCTAAAGAAGAGGTTGAAAAAAACCAAAAAGAGGTTATCAACCAGGAGTTGACGACCACGGATACAAGCTACCCAGCAGATGAGATTCCAGATTTTGACCAAGAAACAGGCGAAGTAATCGACCAAGAGCCAGAAGCTGGTCAAATGGACATGTTAGAAGGGGAGGATTTCTAGAATGACTGAAGAGCTAAAAGATGTAACGGATAGCATAGAACTCATTCCAGTGACGGATTTAGAAGTCGGCTTTGTCCTGAAAGCTGCCGAAATCGAAATTCAAGGTAAGGAAGTTTTAGAACAAGCTTTAGCGGCTTATCAAAAGAAATACGCTGGCTATATCGTGACAGAAGAAACTTTGCCGGATGACACCAAGGTCAAAGATGAATTGGGGCGAGTGCAGCGCCAGATTGAACAAGAACTTAAAAATCAACTCTCGGACTACTCTAAACCTCTTGATGAAGTGAAGTCGTGGGTAGATAGCATATTAGACCCTATCAAAACTTTGCAGGCTGATATTAAAGATCAGATTAAAGAGTTTGAAGAGAGAGCGACAGAAGCTCGCAAGGAAACAGTCAAAGAAGCCTTTGAATCTGCAATCGCAGATAGCGGAGCCGATCTTGATATCAAGCTGTTTGCTATTTACTTTGATGATCTCAGCAAGAAAAAGTGTTTTATGGCTGACAATGTGCGCATCAATCAAGCAACTTCGAAATTGATTGTTGATCTGGTAGCCGAAGAAGCAGCAAAGAAGCAGCAACGTGAAGCTGGGCTTATCCAAATTACAGAAGCAGCAGCCAAGGCAGGATTTGGCCCGGCTGTCTACATTCGCAGATATGACGAAGGGGCAAAGCTAGCTGACATCTTGCAAGCAATCCTTGATGATAAAGATCTGGTCGACCGCACAAAAGCAGAAGCGAAGCTGAAACAACGAATCGAAGAAATGACGGCTATCGCAGAAGCCAAAGGCTTGAATCCTGAAAAATATGTTGATTTGCTCAATGAAGGTCGCTCTGCTCTGGACGTTATCAATATTTTGCACGCAGACGCAGATGAGTTGAGACAAGCTCAAGCAGAAGCAGAGCGAAACACCCAGAATCAATCCTACACCCAAAATCAGCCCGATTTTAAGTCTGAAACAGCTCCAGAGGGCAATTACACCCCAGAACAAAAAACTGGCCAAAAATCGCAAAATACAGCTTCTGATGATACGGCTAAAAAATATGGTTATCGCTATCAAAATATGGAAATTATTTTCCCTGAAAAAAACATGCGTCAAGTCAAAGAACAATTTAAGACTATTTCTCAAGAATTAGGAATTATTGTCCGGATAATGCCTGGAGCGGAAAGTAAGGCTGAAAAGGTGGAAATGAAATGACAATGGATTTACTTGGTAAAGATTACTATTCAGCAGCTTCTGCACGTCGCTACTGGTCTATCTCGCAATATAAGCGGTTTAGAGAGTGTGAAGCACGGGCCTTGGCGGAGCTAGAAGGAGAATGGGAAGATCAAAGAGACAACACGGCTCTCTTGGTCGGGAACATGGTCCATAGCTATTTCGAAAGTCCGGAAGCGCATAAGAAATTCATGGATGAAAACGCAGATGCCATGATTTCAAAAGCCGGAAAGACCAAAGGTCAGTTAAAATCTGACTTTTTGGTCGGCCAGCGCATGATTGAGCGACTGGAAGCCGATAAGCAATTCATGGATTACTATGTCGGCCAGAAAGAAGTTGCTGTGACAGGAAAAATCGAAGGCGTAGAATTCAAAGGCAAGATTGACTGTCTCAATGTCGAAAAGGGCTATTTCGTGGATATTAAGACCACAAAATCAGATATTGATAGCATGGTCTGGGTTCAGGACGAAGCAAGCGGACGAAATATTCAAGTCCGCTGGTTCGAGGCTTGGGGCTATGTCCTTCAGATGGCGGCTTACAAGAAAATGCTAGAAGAGAAGTACGGCCGTGAATTTACGCCCATAATTTACGCGGTGACGAAAGAGCCGGCGCCTGACACCCGAGCGATTGTTTTTCAAACGCAGGAAAAACTCGGTTATGAGCTGACTGAACTATCTATGCTTATCCAGCGCCTTGACAAGGTCAAGCGAGGCGAAGAGAAAGCAAAGCCATGCGGCCATTGTGAATATTGCAAATCGAAAGCGCTGAGCCAGCGGGTGGAGGTGATCTGATGATCTATCTCTACGAAAATCACCTTGGCGGCTGGTACACGCTAGATCGCTATGAAGAGCCAGATTACTGCGAAACATGCAGGGAATGCGATGAGTACATCGGCTCATTTCGCAGTATGGAAGATGTTGCGCTGAAGCTGCTGAAAGAAGATGCTTCAGACGAAGAAATCCAGCGAGTGACTGGATTGAAAGTAATTATTAAGCTTGAAAAAGTGAGGAAAGAATGAAAATCTATATTGAACAAAATGACATAAAATTGAGCTTTGAGCGAGCGCAGGAACTTGATTATCAAACCTTATTCAAAGCCTATCAGATGGTTACAGGTTCTGACGAAATCCTTGAGGATTTGAGACAGAAAGAGCCTGAGAACACAGAGGCTGTTTTTAAAATTGATACTGAAAAGTTCGCTTCAATTGATCCTGTCAATATCAAAGCAGCCGCAGATAGATTGTCCGCAAAATTTAGCGGAAGTACAGCGATTTCGCAGAATCCAAGCGAGAAGGTAGATGCCGATTTGCAATGCCCATTTTGCGGATGCGTGAAGCGATGGAAGGTTCCATCTTACTTTACTTTCATGAATTGTCCTGATTGTCAAAAAGCGATTTTCTTATCTTGGGCGACGGGTGTCAAAGGGGAATTGGATGAAAATGGATTTTATTTCAGAGCAGACAGCCCGATGGAATTTAAAGAGCAGACAGATGAATTTGAGGATGTGTTTGCGATTGAAGAGTCGAAATAACCGAAAACCCATCATATTACCGAAAAATGGGTAGCAATCTTTTAGAAAAAAGGAGGAAAGAAAATGATTGAATTTATTAAAGAAGTTGGCATGGCGCTGGTTTGGCTTTTACTAGGGTACTTTATCGGCGAAAGCAACGCTAGAAAAGATAAGAAATAACCCAAAACCAACTATTTCCAAAATGGGAACAACTCAAAACAAAACAAGCCGTGTATCCTTGTAAAACTGCGAACTAGAAACGTCAAAAACGGTCGTGTGACCTTGGGCGAGCGACTGCCCGTATTTAGCCAAACTCACAACAGAGGCAGTCGCATTTTTTAAAAGGAGCAACAAATGCTAAATAAAATCGATATACCAGGCACAACCATCAGCCTTGAAATCGTAGATAAAATTATTACAGTGACAAATAAGATTAAGTACGATATTCAGATGCAATTTAAGAATCAGGATGCCGAACCATCCCTCGATGAGAGCGGGGACATCTTTGAGCCGCTTTATTGGTTAGATGTGAAGGCGATCCCGAAAGAACCGACAGAATACCATTCAAGTTTAGGCGTCAAAGCTGAAAAACGAAACTTAGCCGAACTTCAAAAATTCTTTGAATTTATCGAAAACAACAAGCAAAACCTCTTTGACTTATGCGGTTTTAGAGGTGAGCTACAATGAAAAATCTGACTTTATCGTTAGACATTTCAACTACTGCGACAGGATGGGCCGTATTTCACGGCTCTGACCTTGTCCAGAGTGGTGTCTTAAAACATAAAAGCAAGTCATACTTTGAGCGTGGACGCTTCATGGCTAGCGAGCTGAGAGCGATTCAATCGAGAGCACTCCAGAAGTACAATGAGCCCTTTGGGTCTATTGTGGTCGAGAAAAACTCAGTCATGGGGCCGAATCAACAATCCATGATTAGCATTGGAATTGTGACAGGGATCATTCTCGGGCGGCTGATTGCTGACAATGTGTATTTCGTGAACGTGTCCACTTGGCGCAAGTATTGGAAGTTCAGCTACAAAGACCGTAGCAAGAAGTCAATGAAGCTGCAGGCAGTAGCTAAAGTATCAGATGAATTCGACCTTAGTGTCAAAGACGACGAGGCGGATGCAATCCTGATCGGCTCTTATTTTGTCAATTATGGTCAGGAATTCGGAGACTTAGAAAGTCATAAGATAAGCTGATGAGGTGAAATGATGAAGATTGAACGAATTTGGGGATATCCATCTAAAAATACATTTTCAATAAAGCCAATCGCAAATATTTTAAGCGAAGAGGTCACAGATGGTTTTTGGGTTGATCCTTTTGCAAATAATGCTAAAATCGCTACGATAACAAATGACTTAAATACTGACTTTGATACAGATTATCACCTTGATGCTCTAGAATTTTTAAAAATGTTTTCTGATAATATTGTCGATGGGGTGCTTTATGACCCGCCGTATTCTACGAGACAGATCTCAGAAGTGTACAAAGGTGTTGGACTGCCTGTAAACAAAGAAACAACTCAATCTACATTCTGGACAAAGCAGAAGAAAGAGATAGCGAGAATTGTGAAAATAGGCGGAAAAGTTATTTCATTTGGATGGAACAGTGGGGGGATAGGTAAAAAGAATGGATTTGAAGTAATTCGCGTTCTATTGGTTCCACACGGTGGACATCATAATGATACTATCGTAACTATTGAAGAAAAAATCAGAGAGGTAAAATAGTGAAACGATTCATAGCTATCTGGATCCTTCTATCTGCTGGATTGAATGTCTGGCAGAGTATCCGCATAAAAGAGCTGGAGCAGAGGCAACCTATCATCATCCATCAAGCGGATAACGCTGGCGCCGAAATGCACGGCAGAATCACAGAAAAAGAGGTTATCGACGGTCGTTATACAGTGACCGCTGGCCCTTATGGCAAGTTTCTTGTGACCAAGGAACAGTACGATAATTTGCAAGTAAGGGATGAAATCCCTGATTATTTGAGAGGAGTGGGAAGATGAATAAAGGAGAAGTTATTAATAAAATTAATGAAATGACGGTTGAAACGTTTTTTTCAAAAACTCTCTTTGTACAACAAAAGAAAGTCATCGAACTTATCGAACAGCTAGACGAACCACAGAAAGTCAAAATCCCGAAGTTTGTGGCTGATTATATTTCTTACAATAAAGGTTGGAATCAGACTTTGCATTCTGCACTAGCAAACGCTTCGAATGAAGTACTCTCGTGGTTTTGCGAAAATAAGCTATACCGGCAAAATACTTTCGCTCGAGCGTGGCTAGACGGCTACGAGGTCGAGAAAGAAAAACAATATAAGATTGTAATGCCTAATATTTCTTCGACCGGAGGTGTTTTGACCCGCATCAAACATGACGATAGCTGGATTTGGATTGATACACTCGGTACCATCGTCGAAGGGCGAACTCACACCCGCAAAGAACTAGAAGAAGCAGGCTTCGGCTGGGTGTTTGATTGCCCAGGAATTGAGATTGAGGAGGTGGAATAAATGGAAAATGTGATAATTTCAGTAGTATTTATCGAATCAATAGTAATTATCGTTATGATGATGTACATCAATTATTTGCAGAAATTGATTAAAGATCGCGAGCGAATTGAACTCATTGTACGAGAAGTAGATATGGTATTAAAAAAACAAATCAAAGACCTGCTTAAGATGAAAGTTGAGGAAGTGGAAGAGTGAAAAAATTAGGAATTATTTCAGGAGCGGTATTTGTAATCGTTGTATCGCCATTTGTGGTTCAGTATGGTTGGAATGAAATCATCACAACGATCGTTCCAGTTGGTAAAATTACAGTCTGGCAAGCATTAGGGATGGACGCACTACTATCTTTCATCTGGCCTGTGTTATCCAGCAAAAAAGAATCTGAAGAGGATTATTCATATGCTGTAAAAAGCAGCATTTCAAAAATCATTACATGTGCATTTTTGATATGGTTAGCTAGTTTATTTATTTAAGGAGGACTTGGGATGATACCAAAATTTAGGGCGTGGCTCAAGAATGACAAGGAAATGATTGATGTTGATGAGATCCATTTTGACAATGGTCAACTAGATTTTATCGGCGACGCTATCACATTTATGCGCAAAGCCAACGAAATCGAACTCATGCAGTCAACAGGCCTTTTGGATAAAAATGGCAAGGAGGTGTTTGTCGGTGACATCGTTAAATGTACAAGAGGATGTCACCATGAAGTGTATTTAGAAAAAGAATATGGTGGTACATTCATCGGCGGAATGCCGGCTATATATCTAAAAGGAATAAAAGAAGGATATGCTTGGACGGAGGCAGAGGAAATCGTCGGCAACATCTACGAAAACAAGGGACTTTTGGAGGAGAAAGAATGAAACCTTAATTACTAAAACAAAAAAGCCAAGGCACTCTCTGCCCCAGCTAAAATCACAATAAGATTATTATATCATAAAAGGAGACAGAGAGTGAGCAAGGCGAAAGAGCTTTTAAACGAATTGCAAAATCTTGATATGGATATTCAGAGCAGGATTGACGAAATCAACGAGCTTGAGGCTGGTTTGCTCTCAAGTCCTAAATGGTCGGATGTTAAAGTCCAAGGCGGCCAGACAAGAAAAGTTGATGATGTGTATGCTCAGTTGATCACGATGAAAGAGGCAATTGAGCAGGACACTAAGGAAGTTATCAACAGGAAGCTTGAGCTTGGCCAACTTATCAATCAGCTGAAAAATCCGAAACATAGAACGGTGCTGAGAATGACTTACATCAATAAGATGTACGTTGATGACATCTGTGACAGTATGGGAGGCATGAGCTCTCCTACTTATTACCGCTTGAAAAAGCAGGCAGTGAATGAGCTTGATGTCATTCTTACAGAATTGATAGTAAATGATAGTAACTGTACAAGCATGAAGTCTGAAATCTGCTAGAATGGTAGTGTCAAGAAATGAAAAGAGAGGTCTCAGAATTGGTAGATGGTTACCTGTAGTATCAGGGGGCTGTAATGGCCTTGGAGGTTCGAGTCCTTCCCTCTCTTTAGTGGTGACAACTAAGAAGATCAGCAAGTTTTGTAGTCTGTTTCTGGCTTAAAACAGAGCGTCGGTGTCTAACGAATAGATACAGCAAAGATAAGATGGCTATACAGCTTTCAAAAGGTCGCATTTAAAATGTGGCCTTTTTCTTATTTCAAAACGGACAAATAGGAGGTGAAAGGTTGGGCAGAGCACGAGACCCAAACCGAGATAAAGCTTTTGAAATTTACAAGCAAAATAACGGAAACATCACTAACCGCAAGCTTGGTGAAATGTTGGGCGTGCCTGAAAAAACTATCTCAGTTTGGAAGTTAAGAGACAAATGGAGCGAATGTAGTACTACAAAAAACAAAAGTAGTACTACCAAACGAACACGGGGAGCGCCAAAAGGGAATAAGAATAGTAAAGGCGCAACCGTAGGCAACACCAACGCCCTCAAACATGGTTTGTTTGCTAAGTACCTCCCTCAAGAGGTTTATGAGATAGCTCAAGAGCTATCAGACAAGCATCCTATAGATATACTCTGGGGAAATATCACGCTGACCTACGCTAATCTATTGCATGCTCAGCGTATCCTGTATGTGCAAGATGTTGAGGATACTACTACCATGCTTATTGCAAGTACAGCTAAAGGCGGTGCAAGTTATGAGATCCACACGTCATGGGACAAGCAAGGCAAGGCCTTAGCTGCGATGGCAAGGGCACAGGCAGAGCTTAAAAGTATGATTAAGACCTATGATGAGCTGACACGCTCACCTCTTGTCACAGAGGAGCAACGCCTTAGAATTGAAAATCTCAAGGCTCAACTAGGCTCAGGTGATGAAGAAGACACGATCATTACTGGATTTACATTTGATAGGAGTGAGTACAATGGCGATACTGAACCTAGCAAAGTTGATTAACCCAGTATTCGATGAAGTCCTATACACGCTCAAGAGCCATGTAGTGCTAAAGGGTGGCCGTGCCTCTACTAAATCCTCTGTAGTGTCTATTGATCTAGTAAATGACTTTATTAGCGACTCCTTGGGGAATGTGGTAGTCCTACGGAAAGTGGGAAAGTACCTGAGAATGTCTGTCTATGAACAGATAAGATGGGCCATTTATGAAATGGGGCTGGCTAATCAGTTTAAGTTTGGCAAGTCACCGCTACAGATCACCCACAAGAAAACAGGTACAGCCTTTTACTTTTACGGTGTAGATGACCCAATGAAACTCAAATCACAGAAGATAGCCAAGGGCTATGTTATGTCTGTTTGGTTTGAGGAATTGGCAGAGTTTGCAGGGCGTGAGGACATTGATATAGTTGAGGATACCTTTATCCGTCAAGAGCTGCCTAATGGCAAAGAGGTCAAGGTCTATTTCACCTACAACCCACCACGCAATCCCTACGACTGGATAAATGAGTGGGTGGCAGAGAAAGCTAGTGATCCAACTTATCTCATACATCACAGCACCTATCTTGATGACAAGTTAGGTTTTTTGTCTAAGCAGATGAAAGAAAAGATAGAACGGTATAAGGAAACTGACCCTGACTATTACCGCTGGATGTATCTAGGAGAGGTCATAGGGCTTGGTAATCATGTTTATAACATGAGCTATTTTAAGCCACTTGAGAGCCTCCCTGAGGACGATAGGCTTATCGGTATATCATTTGCCTTGGATACAGGACACCAGCAATCAGCGACGGCCTGTGGAGCTTATGGGCTAACTGCTAAGGGTAATGTTATCTTACTTGATACTTTCTACTACTCACCAGCTGGAAAAACCATCAAAAAGGCTCCTAGTGAGCTCTCTGTGATGATCCATGACTTTATAGACAAGGTCATGAAGACTTACAGAGTCCCTAAGCTCAAGATGACTATTGATAGTGCTGAGGGGGCTTTGCGTAACCAGTATTTCAAAGACTATGGCGAGCGCTGGCACCCTGTGGCTAAGAAGAAAAATCAGACTATGATTGACATGGTTATCAGCTTGCTAGCAGAGGGGCGTTTCTACTACCTTGACATCCCTTCTAATAAGGTCTTTGTTGAGGAGCATAAGATGTACCGCTATGATGACAAGTCACTCAATACTGATGATCCAAAAGTTATCAAGGAAGATGACCACACGGTTGACGAGTTCAAGTATTTCGTCCTAGACAACGCTAGAGAGCTAGATTTGAAAGCCTAAAGGAGCTAACAATGGGAATAGTACAAACTATCAAGAATTTCTTTACAAGGAGTAAGTATGTGATGACTACACAAAACTTAACGAACATAACAGACCACCCCAAAATAGCAGTGTCTAGTGCTGAGTATGACCGTATCAGAGAAAACCTCAAGTATTTTGCAGGGCGTTATCCACAGATTGAGTACAAGGACAGCAACGGTACAAAGCAAAAGCGAGATTTTAACCATTTACCAGTAGGCAGAACAGCCTCTAAGAAGATTGCAAGTCTAGTATTCAATGAGCAGGCTGAAATCAAGGTAAACGATGAAAAAGCCAATGAGTTCATTAAGCAGCAACTGCAAAATGATCGCTTTATCAAGAACTTTGAACGCTACCTAGAGAGTTGCTTAGCTCTTGGAGGGCTTGCCATGCGTCCATATGTCGATAATGACAAGGTCAGGGTGGCATTTATCCAAGCGCCTGTCTTTCTGCCTCTCCAGTCAAATACTCAAGATGTTTCTAGTGCTGCTATCATTACCAAGACTATCAAGTCAGAGGGCAATAAGCAGAAGTACTATACACTGATTGAGTTGCATGAGTGGGGCAAAGATGGCAAGTACACCGTAACCAATGAACTTTACAAGTCCGATAATCAGAACATTGTAGGGGCAAGAGTGCCTCTATCAGAGATCTATGAGGATTTGGAGGAAGTGGTTGACCTAAACGGGCTCAGTCGTCCGCTGTTTACCTACCTCAAGACTCCAGGAATGAATAACAAAGACATTAACAGCCCGCTTGGTCTGTCCATCTTTGACAATGCCAAGACTACTATTGACTTCCTCAATACAACCTATGATGAGTTTATGTGGGAGGTCAAAATGGGCCAGCGTAGGGTAGCTGTACCTACTCAGATGATTAGCACTCAGTACAACACGGACGGTGAGAAAGTAACAGTCACGCGTGAGTTTGAAACAGGTCAGAATGTCTACGAGCAGTTTGACTCTGGTGATATGGATAAGGGTATAGGTATCACAGACCTTACAACCCCCATCCGCTCTGATGACTATATCAAGGCTATCAATGAGGGTCTGAAACTCTTTGAGATGCAGATAGGAGTGTCAGCTGGGATGTTCACTTTTGATGGCAAGAGCATGAAGACAGCCACAGAGATTGTCTCAGAGAACTCTGACACCTACCAAATGCGGAACAGCATTGTCAGTCTGGTTGAGCAGTCACTCAAGGAGCTAATTGTGTCCATGTTAGAGCTGGCGAAAGCCTACAAGCTCTATAAGGGGAATATCCCTAACATGGACTCTATCAGTATCAATCTTGATGATGGGGTTTTTACCGACCGCAACGCTGAGCTTGATTACTGGATCAAGGTTGTAAATGCTGGCTTTGGTACAGATGTCATGGCTATTGAGAAAGTGCTCAATGTAACCCCTAAGAAAGCTCTTGAGATTAAGGCTGAGATTAGCGGAAATGTCATTGATGATGTAAATGCTGAGCGTAGCCTTGAAGATGTATCCACATATGGAGAGTAGCATGAAAAAACTATTTAGATTTATTTTGCCACCAATTAACCCAGCCAAGCTATTTATTAAGCCACCAAGCAGGTTTTTGAGGTGGGTATGGTATGACTGAGAAGAAACCAATCAAGCTAAATGATGAGCAGCTAATGCTTGACGCTAGTCAGGTTGCAGACATCTATCATCAGCTAACTCTTGACCTCTTTGACCAGGTAATAGATCGTATCAAAGAGCGTGGCTCTGCTAGTCTTGATGATAACCCTTATATTTGGCAATTGGAGAAAATGAATGAGATGGGCCTACTCAATGAGGATAACCTCAAGCTCATTTCTGATCGTTCAGGGATTGCTGAGGAACAGCTTAGGCATGTTATCCAAAACGAGGGCTACAAAATCTACAAAGACACTAAACAGCAACTTTTAGAGGCTACTGGTGGCACTGGTACGGGTGCTAGTAGCCTTATTCAGAACAATCTAGCAGCCTATGTCAATCAGACTATGAATGACATTGATAACCTCATCAATACAACGCTACCAAAGAGCGTGATAGGGGCTTACAAGTCAATTATTGAGGAGGCTACAGCACAGGTTGTGACAGGTCTTGCCACATCAGATAAAGCTATTGCTGATACTGTGATGAAATGGGCTAAAAAAGGCTTTTACGGCTTTACGGATAGCCAAGGCAAACGCTGGAGAGCTGACACTTACGCTAGGCAAGTCATCAAATCGACGGCTTGGCGTGTCTATCGTGAGGTCAGAATGGCTCCAGCTGAGGAGTTGGGTATAGATACCTTTTACTATCACAAAAAGGCCACAGCAAGAGAGATGTGCGCTCCTTTGCAGCACCAGATAGTCACTACAGGGGTTGCTAGAACGGAAAAAGGGGAGCGTATTTTAGCATTATCGGACTATGGTTATGGCTATGCTTGGGGCTGTCAGGGTATTAACTGTACTCATGAGATGACACCATACATCCCAGGGGCTAACTACAAGCCTGATTTGCCTGACGAATTAAGAGACTTAACGCCTGAGCAGGCTATAGAAAATGCAAACGTACAGGCGAAACAGAGAGCTCTAGAGAGGTCCATCAGACAGTCTAAGGAATTTCTACACGTTGCAGAAAAACTAGGAGACAGCGAGCTGATAGACAAGTATAAGAGCAAGGTTAGGATCCAACAGGGAGCCATGCGAGACTATCTCAAACAGCATCCGTTTCTACATCGTGATTATGCTAGGGAGAAGTACTACTATAATGATGACGCTGTTCAAAAGTTATATAAAACTATTGACAAACGCTCTAAAAAGGAGTATTCTGAAATACTACAAAATTTGGGAAATAAAGCACCCAAGTCTTATAGTGATTTTCAATCTCTGAGCCGTGCTGAAAAAGACTCCTTGAGGTATGATAATAGGATTGTCAATTATTTCAAGGGAGACATTCAAGAGAAGTTGTCTGACAAACAGAAACAGCTGGCAGTGGAGGCTTACTTTAATTTCAAGAATGACGGTATAGTGTTTGGAGACCATGCAATAGCTCGCTACATAGAGCGTATGAGACGCAATGATGGCACGTTCACCTACAACTATGACACGGTCAAAACAGTCTTTTCTCTGCCTCCTAACTACGTATCAGAGCAGAATGGCAGACTTGCAAGATACTATAACGGTATCCTCTACATCACTGAGCCTGATACAGATATTGTAGTAACTATGATGAAACGTAAAAAACTGAAGGGATTTAAACCATTATGAGATACAGTCAACAAGTATTAGACATGCTAAAGCAAGCGGTCAGTGGTCAGATTGATAATTTTTGGGATTTCTCCTTTAAGTTTAACGCCCTTTTTGGAGAAGATGAGGACTTTGCTGAGGCTTGGGACAATGAAAACCCTGAGATGTTTAACGCTCTCAATGATTTTGAGCTGATGATGTTTTTAGAAGAACACAACCCAAGCGATAAGCAGGGATTTATCAACTTCCTAACGCCTTACTATGAAAAGGCAAAGCAATTAGTAAAAATCAGCGCTTAGGACAATCTAGGCGCTTTTCTTATGCCCAAAATCAGGAGATAACCATGAATAAACGTATCAAGAAGAAACGTGAGCTTGAGAGCAAGCTACAAACGCTGGACATGACAGTAGATTTCTTGCTTGACCAAAACAATCAGCTCTGGAAGATTGTTGACAAGATGGAAGAAATCAACTCACACAACACAGAGGCAACTAACAAACGCTTTGACCAGGTTGAGGCGGATGTTAAAACCCTCAGAAAGGCTAAAAAGCCTTGGTTTGGTCGTAAGTAAGGAGGTGGTCACTCATCTTGACTGGTAGGAAAGACTACTTTATACCGTTTGGAGTTCCAAGCGGTTTTTATTTTGCCCTGGAGCATGGCGTAAAACTGTCTTAATTTGTCCATGTGACGTAAAAAAGGAGGAGTTAAGACATGAGTCTTAAACGCGAAATGTTAGTTGAGGCAGGTATCGAGGACAAAGCTGTCATTGACAATATTATGCAAGCGTACGGTGCAGGTATTGAAAATGCAAAGTCACAAGTCAAGACGGAACTACAGGCCGAAAACGACACATTAAAACAACAGCTTGAGCAACAGACCCAAGCTATCAAGGATTTACAGGCCAAAGAGGGAGCGAGTGCCGAAAGCAAACAACAGCTTGAAGAACTAAAAGCCCAATTTGACCAGTACAAGACTGATAGTGAGACTAAACTTGCTCAGGTCACTAAAACAAACGCTGTAGCCCTTGCTTTGAAAGATGTAGGAGCTTACAACTCTGAGGACTTGATGAAGTTCATTGACTTAGACAAGGTCGAGCTAGGAGAAGATGGGAAGCCTCTCTTAGAAGACACAATCAACAACCTCAAAGAGTCAAGCCCTTATCTATTCCAAAGTGGAGATCTGCAGCCTAACCCTAAGATTTCTGTAGGAGGCAATCCATCCGCTGGTAGTGGTGATGACGGTCTTTCAGCAGAAGATAAAGCTCTGTTTGCAGGCTTTGATAGCGTATAAAACCAAAAGAACAAAGAAAAGAGGTAATTTTAAATGGCAGTAAACTACGCAGCTAAATTTGATAACAAAGTTGATGAGCGCTTTGCTAAAGAGGCTCTTTCAACTGGTATCATTAACCAAGATTTTGATTTCACAGGCGTTGACACGGTCAAAGTCTACTCTGTCCCAACATCAGGAATGAACGACTACAAGACTACTGGTCAAAACCGTTACGGTGAGGCTGAGGAGCTTGGTAACACCGTTCAAACTATGGTACTCAAGAAAGATCGTTCTTTCACTTTCACCATTGACAAGAAATCTGAACAAGACACTAACGGTGTCATGGAAGCAGGTAAGGCTCTTGCTCGTCAACTATCAGAAGTTGTTATCCCTGAGGTCGATACCTACCGCTTTGCAACAATCGTAGCTGGTGCAGACCCTAGCCACATCAAGACAGAGGCTGTGACTAAAGAAAATGCTTATGAGGCTGTCCTTGATGGCCAGGTCAAACTGACTGACGCATTTATCCCAACAGCGGGCCGTGTGTTGCATGTGTCACCTAAGTTCTACAAACTCATCAAACTGGACCCAACATTTGTGAAAAACTCTGACCTTGGTCAAGAAATCACTATCAAGGGTCAAGTTGGTATGATTGATGGTTTGCCTGTTGTTTTGACACCAACATCACGCTTGCCACAAAATGTAGAGTTTATCATTGCTCACCCAGTGGCCACTACATCACCTGTTAAGTTGGAAGACTACAAGGTCCATGACAACCCACCAGGCATTAACGGCAAACTTGTTGAGGGCCGTATCCGTTATGACGCTTTTGTTCTGGACAACAAGAAAAAAGCTATCTACGTTCATAAGTCAGCATAAGGAGGGCTAAGTAATGGCTAGAAAGAAAGCTGAGGAAACCACAGAGGAAGTGGTAGAGACACAAGGAGTAGCTGAGGAAACCACAGAGGAAGTGGTAGAAACAGTTGCTTCTAAGAAGTCGGTTACTTTAACTAAGGATGGGGTGTCGTTCACTTTATCTGACCCTATCATGATTTCAGCTTTTGAAAATCAAGGTTATGAAGTGGAGGAATAAATTAAATGGCACAATTTAAAGCTAAGGCAAATTTCTACCTGGTCCAATCCGATCGTCATTTTGACGAGGGGAAAGTCTATGACTTGCAAGTAAGCGAAGCGGACAAAATCAATAAAATGTATAAGGCTGCGTTTGATGAAGATGGCTTAGAGCGCATCGAAGAAGAAGCTAAGAATGCGAAGGCGGCCGATACCGCCTCATAAGGAGGTGAGTAGATGACCTACTTGACAAAAGATGAATTTGATGAGCTTGGTTTTGATGAAGTTGAGGAATTTGAAAAGCTACTAAAGAGGGCAGAGATTGCTATCAACCTCTTTCTTAATAATTTCTACAGCTTTGTAGACTTTGAAAAAGAAATTGAGCACAAAAAGCAAGCTGTCAAGCTGGCTACGGCTTTTCAGGTAGCATATTTGGACGCTAGTGGGATCTCTACGGCCGATGATAAGCAGTCGGTCTCTACTGTGATACTGGGACGTACTCATATCACCTACAAGAACTCCTCTAACCAATCTTTAGAGAGCGCTAGGTATAACTTATCACTTGACGCTCTAAATGTGCTGAAATCGGCTGGATTTGGCTATAGGGGGGTAGGTTATGACAAACATTGACAAACGTCTGTTAGTTGATACTGTGACGATTCAAAAACCTACAGAGGAAAAAGACGGATGGGGTAAAGTAATACTAGAGAGCCCAGTAACCCTTAAACCTGTTAGGTTTGATCGACAGTACCAAGTGCAAGGCGCCCAAAACAACCGTAAAGAGTCCAAGCCTAGTGTCCTGTTTGTTTATCCCAAGTATTGCCCAGTTATATTAGATGACACCTTTGAAAATGCCATTGTCAATGACGGAAAACGTGAGTATAGAGTAACCTCTGTAGTTCCTGTTAGTTACCCACATAAGCAAAAGATTTTTTGTTATGAAGTGGAGTGTATCTGATGGGAACTAAAGTATCTGTCAAAATTGACCTCAAGGGTATTGAGAAAAAGGTATCATCAGCAGCTTTAGCAAAAGGTAAGTTAGCTATTGCTAATCAGATGATGATTGACATGGAACCATTTATCCCACGAAAAAGTGGAGAGCTGAGCGGCAGCGGTCAAGCTACAAGGGACGGAGTAAGATACCCCGGACCTTATGCCAGAGCCCAGTTCTACGGCTCAAGCTACAACAAACATAGGAGCTTTACCTTTAAGAAGTACACCACTCCTGGAACAGGCAAGCGGTGGGACAAGAAAGCCACAGCGCTCCATGTTAAGGATTGGGGTAAGGTCGGTCTAAGAGCAATGGGGGTAAAAGAATGAATAACAATGATTTTTCAGAAGTCCTTAGAGATTTCATCAACACACTAAACCTACCTCTGACTTGTACTTTAGATTACTTGTCAGAGAAAGAGGGCTTAGTCCTCTACCCGTTGCCAGGAGGAAAAGTAGAGGACGAGGATATGGCTGGAACACAAACAGTCAGCCTGCCTTTTGAAATTGCGATCAAGTCAAGAGACCAAGCTTTAAACAATACGATACTTTGGCAGATAAATGCTGCCTTGTCGAAAATAGACTTGGATTTGCCGAGCAAAAACCAGTCATACAACTTTTTAAGTCTTGCAGTTGATAAGCCGTACTTAAACGACTTAGATGAGCAAGGATTTTACATTTACTTGCTAGATGTTACAGCTAGCCTTGAAATAGAAAGGGAAGAATAATAGATGAAGAACAAAAACGTAAAACGTAAACATTACATCGGACCATACAAGGAAGCGACTCCTGATACTCCGCCAACTGCTCAAGAGTATCTCTGGATTGCAAAAGGAATTAAAGAATCGTCTCCTGAAAACGACGAGGAGACAGACGATTTCGCAGACTTCGCAGGCGACGGAACACAGGAAGAGCTCGTTGTCTCTAAGAGACGCGGACGCTCCTTTGAAGGTCTGCGTGATACAGATGATAAAGCCCAGAACTTTATCGCGGATAAACAGGACGCGGTGGGCGATGATCTGCTGGTTTGGTACAAAGAAGTTGATTCTACAGGGAAGACCCAATACGAAGGACCAGCTCGTCTTTCTGAAATCGAAATTGGAGACGGTGAAGCTTCAGAAAATGAAAGCATCAAGTTTAAGATCGTATGGCGCCGCACTCCTAAGAGGTCGGCTGTCGTGCCAGGATAAGGCTAGGGCGTGAAATATCACGCCTTTTTCTTTTTGAAAGGAGAATTTTTATGGTTGTTATTAAGAAAATCAGCAATGTCATCCCAATCGATTTTGGGGAATTTCAGCTCGAATATAACGCGAATGACAAGGGAGCGAAAAACCTTGACAGTTATCGCGATGATCTATCGAAAAGATGGAAAAAAATCAGCAAATTAACCGATGAGGAAATTGCGATTCAAGCGATGGAAATCACAGAAGAAGGCTGGAGCAGATTGTTCGGCCCAGACGCTTTCCCGAAAGTGTATCAATTTGCAGGCGAAGACACGACGATTGCGTTCAATTATTTGCTTCAGGCCATTCTCGGCATTCAAAAGGAATATCTAGAGCGCAATTCGGAAGATACCCTCAAGAAGTATCTAGGGTGATAGCATGCTAGATATTTCTAGGAAATTGGCAGATGAGCTAATCTTAGAAATTGATGGCGAAGAACGAACCTTTCCTTTATCGCTATCGTTTGACAAGGTTTTGAAAGTTTTTGAAATGTGGGGGGATGATGAGATCCCAGACCTTGTTCGACCGCATCTAGCCTTAAAAATGTTAACAAATGAGTATTTTGACACGTTAGCAGTAGACGAAGCGATGGAAGTTGTAGCAGCTATTTTTGAAGAACATATTCAACCCAGAAAAGCTGACAACGATGTCGAGTATGACTTGGCCGGGAATGTTATCAAGACCGCCTCAGCAGATGAGCCACATAAACGACTCTACAATCTGAAGTATGACGGTGATTATGTCTTCGCTTCGTTCATGCAGGCTTATAGGATTGACCTCATCGAGGAAATCGGGCGGCTGCACTGGAAGAAATTTAACTCTCTTCTTGTCGGGCTCCCTGAAGGCACAAAGTTTGTTGAAGTGCTAAAAATCCGGTCTTATGAGCCTCAAAAGGGGGACAGTTCGGAATACATCCAAAAGATGCGCGAGCTTCAGAAGGAATTTCGTTTGCCTGATGAAGAGGCTGACGATGAAACCGAAGAAGATAGTTGGGACTAGAAAGGAGGATGTAAATGGCAGATGGTAAAGTTGTCATTCAGATTGATATGGATGACAGCAAGGCTCAATCAGGAGTGTCTAAGTTAAAAAGTCTATTTAGTGGATTGAGTGAGAGCGGGTCGAAGCTTGGCTCGGTGTTTAAGTCTGTTTTAGGTGCTAACCTCGTTAGCTCAGCTATCACATCCGGTATAGGTATGGTTGGCTCTGGCATCCGGGAAATGGTCGGAGAGTTGAACAGCTCGCAAAAAGCCTGGAAGACCTTTGAGGGGAATTTGCAAGCCTTTGGTCGCTCTTCTGACGAAATAAGAAAAGCGAAGACGGAGATGCAGGACTTTGCAACCAAAACGATCTATTCAGCTTCGGACATGGCAAGCACCTACTCACAACTTGACGCAGTCGGTACTAAGAATGTTGGTAGTCTGGTTAAGGCATTTGGTGGGCTTGCAGCCTCAGCGGAAAACCCAGCCCAAGCCATGAAATCACTATCTACTCAAGCTACTCAGATGGCAAGTAAGCCTAAAGTAGCCTGGATGGACTTTAAAATCATGATGGAGCAAGCTCCTGCTGGTATGGCAGCAGTTGCTAAAGAGATGGGGATGTCTACCGCTGAGCTGGTATCGGCTGTTCAAGACGGCAAAATCAAGACAGAGGATTTCTTTGACGCTATGAACCGTGCAGGGAACTCTGACGCTTTCCAGAAGATGGCTACTGAGTTCAAGACGGTTGATCAAGCTATAGACGGGGCAAAAGAAAGTCTCTCTAACAAGCTCATGCCAGCGTTTGAAAAACTCAATGCATTTGGAATTAAGGCTGTCAATGCTCTATCTGATGCTCTAGAAAAAATAAATTTCGGCAAGCTGGCTGATGGTCTAGGGAAATTCCTTGAGAGTATCAATGTAGAGAAGATTGTAGCAAAAGCTAGCAGCACTATCTCAAACCTAGCAGGAAAAGTTAAGGCCTTTTGGACTGCCTTTTCTAACACTGGGGCGGTATCTGCCTTTATCAGCGCTATCCAGAGTATTGCAGGAGCTATTGGTCATATCTGGAATAGTCTAACCGCCTCAAACGAGCTAAACACTCTTGCTAGTGTCCTTGGGAATGTGGTAAAGTGGCTTTCTCAGGCTGCAACTGTAGCAGCTAACTTTATTAGTTCGCTGCCGGCTGGAGCAATTCAGGCGATAGTGGGCGGTTTGGTTGGTTTAGTTGCCGGCTTCAAAACCTTTAACTTTTTAAAATCCTTTAACCCGTTCAACATCTTCAAAAGGAATGCAACAGAAGCTGCAAGCGGAGCAGCTGAAGCTATTACGCAGGGACGGTCTAAAATCGCTCAAATTTTGAGCAGTTTGAGCTCTGTTATTGGCTCTATCGGAGGGGCTGTCAAATCCGCTGCAACCGGCATAGGTGTCGGTATCAAGGCGGCATTAAGCGGAGTTTCGCAGGTCATACTAGCCTTTGGCGCAGCCTTGCAAACCGCAGGCGTGGCCAATATTCTAGCTTTTGGCGGAGCGGTAGCTACAGCCGCAGTCGGGATTGGAGCTGGTGTGGCCATCATAGCAGCAGGCTTCGCGCTGCTGGCTACGCAAGGCCAAGGAGTAGCTACTATCATCAATGCGGTAGGAGAAGCCTTTGCTACGGTAGCAACTGCAATTATCGGAGCTTTTGCCCAAGCCATTGTCACAGTAGCTGGTGTGCTGCCGATTGTGACATCTGCATTAGCTAATCTGGCCCCTCTAATCGTAGCTTTTGGCCAAGCATTCGGCGCAGCCGCTCCGTTTGTCTCGGCATTAGGGGAAGCGATAACCTCTATCGCCTCCGTTTTACCGCCTGTAATCAGCGCTTTTAGCCAAGGTGTCGCAGCCATCGTCGAGGCCGTGACCCCAATTGTCGAAATTATAGGCAATGTGTTTACGACAGTAGCGCAAATTGTCGCAGATGCGATTGTTCAGATAGTACAGTCCTTGACTCCATTTATGCCAGCTGTTGTGCAGATAGCTCAGGCTTTAGCCCCTGTGCTGCAATCAATAGCCGAGGCATTTACGACCTTAGTCGCTCAGATAAGTCCGATAATAGACAGCATAGCCAATCTATTCCGGACGCTAGGCAATGTCATCAAAAGTGTACTTGACGGAGCGAAAGGCGTGATAGAGGGCTTTGGAAATGCTGTCAGGACCATTTTAGACGGTGTATCTGGTATCTTTGATTCAATCGGCCGAGCTGCATTAAACGCAGGTAAAGGTTTTAAATTACTTGCCCAGGGCGTGGTTATGATTACTAATACCAATCTCGCAGATATGGCCGCTTCTCTTGGGGCGGTTGCGTTGGGTGTTGGTAAGATCGCCGCTGTGAGCGGTGGCATGGCTAGCGCTGGAGCTGGAATGAAGTCAATTGGTCAGGGCATGGTAATGGTAAGCAGCGCAGGAACAGGAGCTTCAACAGCTCTAAGCGCTCTTGCTGGAGTTGTTCCGACTATCACCACGAGCATGTCTGAGCTCGGTCCTGCTATTTCGACGGCCGGAGCAAGTATAGCCGCATTTTCAAGTGGTGTCCTTGCTTCTTTCGTTGGTCTTTCTGGGGCTACATCGAGTCTTAGATTGCTACAACAAGCTTTAGCTACTGTTGTTACAACAATGTCTTTCGCCGCTTCAGGAACAACTGCTCTTGCCACCTCATTTACTAGCTTATCGGTTGCGATGTCAAACCTCGTAACATCGATAACCACGGTACAGACTTTGCTTACAGGATTGGCAGGAATTGCCTCGACATCCATGTCGTCATTTGGAAACGCCGTGAGCTCTGCTATGACAAGGGCCGTTACTGCTACTATGACTAGTATGCAGCAAATGGTTTCGATTATTCGGTCTAGCTCTGTCCAAATGCTTCAAATTGCTTTGCAAATTGGCAGAGGAATCGGCCAAAACGTGGCTAGAGGGATTTCATCGACAATCGGACAAGCGACAGCTGCCATGAGCTCTATGATAGCATCTATCCGCTCTGTTGGTATGTCTGGGGCTGCTACCATGCGTTACGTCGGGGCTATGATTGGCCAAGGGCTAGCTCAAGGTATGTACTCCGCTCTTTGGGCCGTAACAGCCGCAGCAAATGCCCTTGTGGCTCAGGCTGAGAGAGCGGCACAGGCTAAAGCTCGCATCCACTCGCCATCTCGACTATTTCGGGATAATGTCGGTCGTTACATTTCGCAAGGTATGGCTGTTGGTATTTTGGCAGATGCGCATAAAGTAGACGATGCGATGGGAGATGTTTACGATCAAATCAGAGCCTTTAAATATGCTCCAGAAGACATTATTGGTGTTGGCCAAGCGCAACTATCTAGGACGGTGCAGGTCAAATCAGACCTAGAACGGTCAATCAAGGCCAGCGTTAAAGTTGTACAAGAAAAATCTAACAATCTTGTAGAACGCGCTCTTGAAGTCGCTGAAAAAGCTGTGAAGCGGCCTGTATACATGATGCTAGATGACGGAGCTTTGGTTGCTAAAATCGGCAAACCAATGACCGATTATCAAAATGACAAATTACTACTAGATAACATGATGAGGGGGATAACGTAATGGACACAGTCATCTATAACAATCATGACCTCTCTGAGGTTATCCGGATAATTGAAGTTATCCGACCAGTCGGAAATGAGAGGAGCGTCACGACAAACGATGCTCCTTTTTTAGGTGTCAATGTACAAGATTTGAAGATAGGGCCTAAAAAAATCAAAGTAAAATTTGCAATCCATAAAAAGACGGCTAGAGATGCCGAAAGTGTAAAACATACTTTGGCAAGCATCCTAAATACAAAAAGTCCAGTACGGATCACAATATCTGATGAGCCTGATAAATATTATCTCGGAATGGCTGTCGGAGCCGTGGATATAGATATTGTTGCTCGCTGGTTTCAAAAAGGGGAATTTGATATTTTGATCCCTGATGGCGTGGCCCACTCTATAACTTACAAGCGATTTGATAACCCTAAGCAAGAGGGGAACAAGCTAGTTTTTGATCTGGTGAACAATGGGAATGTTGATGCCTTTCCTGTTGTTACCGTCAGAAACAACTCAGAAAATGGGTATATTGGCTTGGTCAATCCTAGTGGCGCTATGGAGCTAGGCAATCGAGAAGAAACCGACTTAGAAACCTATAAACAATCAGAAATCCTTTTTGATTATGTGACGAATAACGGAATCGTGAAAGGATTTGATGCAGCTCGGAAAGAATCTGGAGCGCTCAGAATTGAAAACAATTGGGGGCGACCACACTTAGCTTTAGTACCAGGCAACAACTCTGGAACGATCTCTTGGGACATTCCAGTTGATAGTTCTGGCCAAAGAGGTGCTTTGAATGATTACCTCTGGTGGCGGCAGATCTGCTGGCTCGGAGCGGGTAATCAGATGGGGTTTATGAAAATAAACTTTGTTGATAGCTCTGGGCGTTTTATATATGGAGTAGAGATCTACAAAAGATGGTTTGGCTTGGAATGTGAATATAATTTCTTGGTACGTGGAGACAATGGACCGCGTCTTGTTAAGAAATGGCAATTCACCGGAACACATTACGATCATCATAACCCCTTTAATGCGGAGCGTGGCTGGTCTGACATCCAGCGGCGTGATGACATGGTGCAGGTTTTTTGGTGGGGTACCTATCCTCAATTTCATGTTCCAGAAATTAAAGGCATAAAAACAGCCAAAATCCAAGTGATTATCGGCTCTATCAGCAACAATCCAATGATAAGTCATCTCTATCTAGACAGTCTGGTATATCGCAAAGACTTTGTAACAGGGATTCGTGATGTCCCAAATCGGTATCGGCCGGGATCGACGGTTGTGATAGATTGCGAAAATGACGGTATTACAGTGGACGGATTGAACAAGTTCAGCGACCGCGTCCATGGCTCGAGTTGGCTGAAAGTTCCGCCCGGAAACAGCAAGCTCGAGATTTACTGTTCGAGCTGGGCGAAGAATAAGCCGACAGTAGCGGTCAATTTTGAGGAAAGGTGGTTATAGATGTTACTAACAATTCACGATGCTCATTTGCATCCTGTTGCTTCGATCGACAACGACAAGCAGACCACATTGAATTATTTTAACGATACCTGGACTCGTTTCTTCGAGACCGGTGCTGCCACCTTTGACCTCACAGTCGCAAAAAAGGCCTTGAGCACAGACACGCATTCAAAGCGAGCTTATAATCTTTTGAGCGAAAAAAACTTTATCTCCTTCGAGTACGAAGGGGAAACCCAGCTTTTCACCGTCCGAAAAACGGTTGAAAATGAAAAAGTGATCAAAGTCAACTGCGTAAACCTCAATCTTGAGTTGATCAATGAATACGCAAATCCATATAAAGCGTCTAAAGCAATGTCCTTTAAAGAATATTGCGAAGCTATGGATTTGCTCAATTTTACCATGCTGCAGATTGGGATAAATGAAGTTTCCGACAAGAAAATCACTGCCGAATGGGAAGGCCAGGATACTAAACTGGCACGTTTGCTTTCTTTGGCTAATAAGTTCGGGGCTGAAATTGAGTTTAAAACAAGGCTTAATGATGACAGCTCTATCAAAGCATTTGTGGTCAACGTGTACCACGAAAACGACGCCACACATCAAGGGGTTGGCAAGGTCCAGCCTAAAATTTTGCGCTATGGGCGAGATTTTCGCTCTCTCACTCGCACGGTTGACACAACTGGAATTTACAACGCCACGCGGCCAACCGGCAAGACGGAAGAAGGCGGAGTCGTAACGATTGCAGGAATGCAAGCGCTGGAAATAAAAAATGAAAAAGGAGAGATTGAGTTTTTCCAAAGAGGGGATATGCTCTACGCTCCTTTATCAATGAGCATGTTTCCGGCAGCATTTACTAGCGGGACGATGGCTGACCAATGGATCCGAAAGGATTTCCCGATTGAGTCCGCAAGCAAAGAGGTTATCCGATCTAGTGCTCTGAGAGAACTGAAAAAGAACTGCTATCCTGCCGTAACCTATGAAGTAGACGGATTTCTGCCCTACGGGGTCGGAGATACCGTTGAGGTTGAAGATGATGGCTTCTACCCAACATTGCTGCTCCAAATGCGAGTCTTTGAGCAGTCTATGAGCTTTACAGGGACCGGCGAAAACAAGACGGTATTTGCCAATTTTAAAGCGATTGAAAACAGAGTCTCAAGTAGTCTGCAGCAACGTTTAGAAAACATGCTGGAAGAAGCGAAACCATATTTAATCAATCTTGCTACTGATAACGGGCACATCTTTAAGAACAACCAAGGAGAATCAACGGTCTTTCCAACGCTTAAAAAGGGCAATAGGGCTGTGGAATGTACTTGGAAGTGGCTGATTGATAACGAGGATTTTGGACAAGCTCTAAGTCACAAGGTCACAGCAGCAGGGATGAGAGAATCGCTCACTTTGACAGCCATAGCCTTGATAAACGGTCAGGAAGTAGCCAGAGAGCAGTTGACTTTTACTAATGTCAACGATGGCCAAAATGGAGCTAAAGGAGACCCTGGGCCGCAAGGACCCAAAGGGTCTACCGGAGCAACTGGAGCCAAAGGCGACAAAGGAGAGACTGGAGATAGAGGACCTCAAGGCGAACGTGGGCCACAGGGAGCTGTAGGACCACAAGGGCCAAAGGGAGAACGAGGAGACCCAGCTGACACCGCAGAGTTAAAAAAAGCTGTAACAGCGGCTCAAACCCAATTAACAGATGTCCAAAACAATCTTGCAGGTGTCAGGGCGAATCTGACGCAGGCTCAAAATCAACTATCTGGCAACATTAGCCAAATCCGCTCAGATGTCGGCGCTATACGCACCAAGCAGTCTCAAGCTGAAACCGAAATCAACAAGCAAGTCGCAGCACTCAACCAGACCAAGACTGAGCTGGCGGGGGTCAAATCTGCTCAAGCAACCTACGAGCAGACGACTACTCGCAGGCTGGCGGAGCTGGTCAATGTGACGGATGGCAAGGCTAATAGGTCGGAGCTCGTGCAGACGGTTACGGAGTTGAGTAGTAAGATTGCGAGTGTGCAAGCCTCTGGTCGAAATCTCTTTTTAAACTCGCTTTTTAAGCAAGACATCAGGAAAACTGGTATTTGGACAACGAGCACCTACACGGCTGTTATTGACAGCGAAAGCAAGTATCTTGGGCACAACGCTTTGAAAATCATTGGGCAAGACCCAGCGGGTAAAGACGGTGGCAACCCTAAAATCACTTATCCGGCTACTGGCCAGTATGGAAAAGTAGTGCCTGGAAGTATGACCAATCAGGATGTGACCATCAGCTTTTACGCAAAAGCAGAAAATGCTGGAACGATTTTACGGTCAAGGCTTGGGAACATTAATTTTAAAGACGGGAATGTGAGTTTGACTACGGAAGTCAAGCGCTATGTGGTTAAGTTACCTAAGAGTTGGACGAATTGGTCTAAAATAACGACTAACGAATGGTTATTTAACCTCAACAGAGCGGACACGGTCTGGATCTGGATGCCAAAATTTGAAGTAAGCGACACAGATACGCTTTACTCGGAGGCGCCTGAAGATGTTGAAAACCAAATCTCAGCGGTTGAATCGACCTTTAAGCAACGAGCTGACTCGCTTGAGGCTGGGGTGTCCAGCTTGCGGGAGGGGCTCAGTACCAAAGCGGACTCAAGCGCTTTGAACCTTCTCTCAGATAGGGTGTTAGCCTCTGTCAAGTCACTCGAGACCAACATGGATAACAAGCTGGACTCAAAATTGAGCACAGCTGTGTTTGAGGTGAGAGCAAGCGGAATCCGTCAGGAAATCCTCAATGCGACAAAGGATAAGGCTGATAAGGCCTTGGTAACAGCCGAGGCTGGACGGTTACGCGAGGAGCTGGCGAGTCAGATTGGCAGTGGTCGAAATCTTTGGATAAACTCAAAGATTATTGAGAACCCTGCAATCGAAGCCTTGCCAGCAGGCCATATCACGGGTCAGAAACAATGCTACAAGCTGACGAATAATCAGCTATTATCATTTAACATTGAGCCTGATTTTAGCTCTCGTCTCTTTCGCAAAGTCACATTTAGCGCATGGGTCAAGTACGAAAATGTGGTTAGAGGCGCGAACAATTGGAACGTGTTTAATTGCTTTAAACATTATCTGTTTTTAAAAAATAGTCAGACAGGCACGACTAGCAGCGTTAGCTATCTCACACTCGCTGGATACGACGGCACGTCTGACTGGAAGCGTATCGTATTTACTTACGATTACAGCTCGAATAAAGGCTACGACCAGCTGAAAACAATCTTGAGATTTAATCTTGAAAACGTTAGAAGTGGTACAGCTTGGATAACAGGCATACAGGTCGAATTTGGGAGCGTAGCGAATGAGTATGCTCCAGCTCTCGAAGATGTTGACAGCCTCATCACAGATGCCAAGGCGAGCTTCGAGCGCACAGCTCAGGGGCTACGGACAGACCTCACGGCTGTACAAGCTTACGTCAACGCAGACGGCACACGCTCAGAAGCTTTGCGCTCTTTCTCCCGTGAGGAGACCGCACGTCAGCTGACTGCCGAGCGTAAGCTTATTGATGCTAGCTATGTGGGCATAGCGCAGCATACAGAGGATGTAAAAGGCATCAGCAGGCGCTTTGAGGAGCTGCGGACAGGAGCTAGTAATTTACTCTTAAACACAGGGTTTAATAAAATTTCTGACGTTAATAATGTCAATAACCCGATACTTAAGCTCAATCAAAATGACTATAACGGTCACAATTCAATTGAGGTTACTGTGACAGGTCAAAATAAAAATGCGTGGAAGGGAATTACCTTAAATGCAAGTATTAGTGGATTTAAAGAAGGCGACACAATCGCTGTCAGAATGCCGATTTACATTTTTTCTGACGTCCCCATAAATGCAGGCTTAGCTCTACAATTGAAGAACCATTCGAAAAATAAAAGTCATCTTTTCAAAGATTTAGGAGACTTACCTCGAAACAAATGGCACATTGTTGAATTTCTGCACACTTTTAATAACGACGCTGATTTTGAAGGTATGAATTTTTTCTATTTGTACTCAACGCAAAACGGACATTATAAAATCGCGGAGCCGTCGCTCACGTTATCAAATATAATCCCGTCAAGTTGGACACCAGCATTCGAGGATAGCAAAAGCTATACCAATACCAAACTAGCCGAATACAGGCAAGACGTTGACGGCCAACTGTCCAGCGTGCAAGCTGCTATCAATACAGCCAATGGCTCGCTGACGAGTTTTAATACTTGGAAGCAATCGGCTCAGGAGACCTTAAACAAAGTCGGCAAGGTCGAGTCTGGTCTTAACGAGACCAAGACCAGTCTAGTTGAGTTTAAGCGCACGGCTGAGGGGCAGCTGTCTACGATTACTCAGCAGGTCGCTGGGAAAGTCTCTCAAACGGAACTGAATCAGCGAGCTAATCAAATCACGCAAGCCGTGCAAGAGCTTAGTAACTCAGTCCTCAGAAAAAGCCAAGTCAAAATCAACGAGGGCGGGATCATCTCTAGTGTAGAGAAGACTGTCAACGGCCAGACTTTGGCTAGCATGATTGCTCAAAGTCCGGAAAATGTTGAGATTATCGCTCGTTTGCTTAAAGTCAAGGGCGACATGATTGTTGACGGCTCTGTAACAGTTGACAAGCTAAATATTGAGGGTGAGCTATCAGCTTTGAGTGGTAAGCTTGGTAGAGTGACCTCTGGAGAAATCATCAACGAGTACGAAACACCTTATACCAGAGGTGAAATCAGGATTGCTGATAATATCCAGATTACAAACCACAACAAGTCAGGACCACGCTCGAATTTGGGCAAGGAAGAAATCAAGATGCTGCCAAACGGCATTTTGATGAACGCTTACGACACCAATGAGAAGCCAATCCATACAATGCAAGTGTCGCCTGATGTCATCTCGTATCAGCGCCTCAACTACTCGCTGAAAGGCGGAGGGACAGGGTCGTGGGACTTGGCCTATTCAAACGGCTATTCTGCTCTCAATATCGATACAGTCAACCAGAAAATTAGGTTGCAAGCTGAGTCTAGCTTGATGTGGGGGATCAATGCTACGTTTTTGCGAATTGGGAATCTAGTGACCGTTTCAGTTACTCGTATCATCAAAAACATTGCTAGCATTGTCGAGAATGCCAAAGCAGTTGAACGGATACCGGCCGGATTTCGGCCAATCTCCCAAGCCCACTTGACATTGACTGGGAACGTCAATGCGACAATTGATGCAACGTGTATCGTCCACTTAGAGCCTGACGGAGCTATCAGATACACAAATAACAAATTTGGTGATCGTGTCTGGACGGGTACTGTCAGCTACACAACTGTTGATGAGTTTCCATTGGCCGGAGACGTGCCAAAAGGCAAAATCATATAGAGGGGTACAAAATCATATAGAGGGGTATTTATGGATAGTAAATTTTACAATCTTATGCTAGCTGGATATAAGGAACGGTTAGATAACTCGACTTTGGGAGAAATTGAACTAAAGGCTCGATTGATCCTGGAGCAAGAAAAAAACGATGAACTTCAAGCACGAGTAACAGAGCTGGAAGCTCTGCTTGAAGAACAAACGAAACCAGCTAAAGAAGGAGAATAACTATGACATTAGAACTTATCAAGACTACGAAAATTGTAGGCCGTATTAAAATCGACGATACGGTCGTCAAGACAATGACAGCGGATATTGACGACAAAGGTGTAACAACACCTAGCGACTGGGTCGATAATGCTGAGATTTACGCTGCCAACCGTCGCGAAGTGCGGAAACAAGAACAGGCATTCCAAGACGCGGTCTATGCTGCTGAAGATGCGATTATCGCTGAGCTGGAAGCTGGAGCTAAGGAGAAAAAGGGGTGATGAATGCAAGAACCAGATGGAATTTGGGCAATCATAGAGGTCGTTAAAGACTTTTATGAGACAGGGATCGATGACCATTTCTTTGTGTTTGTCTTGTTTGTTTTGGTAATAGCTGATGTGGTTACTGGCTTTTGTAAAGCATGGGCGCTGAAAAACTTTTCAAGTCGAAAAGCCCGGACAGGGATTGTGACCCATTCGGCTATCTTCATCATCACAGCGATTGGCTACCCGTTTTTCCTGTTTGCTAATGCTGGGGCGTTAGCAGATATGATCATAACGGCATTGTGCGCCAGCTATGGTGCTAGCTTGGTAACCAATTTAGACATTTTAGGTCTTAAAATCCCTTATATCACAACGTTCATCAATGAGCGTGTGGATAATCATAAAACGAAGGAATGATGAAAATATGAATCAAATCACAGAGCTTGTTTTAAGCTCAACAATGGGTATCTTGACCATTTTGGCAGGAGCCATGGTTAAGGCAGTCAAGGAGTTTCTGATCGCAAAGGGCGGAGAGAAATCAATCAAGATTGTAGAAATCTTGGCCAGAAATGCCGTGAATGCCGTCGAGCAGGTCGCGAAAGAGACCGGCTTCAAGGGTGAGCAGAAGCTCGCTCAGGCAAAAGGGGCGGTGCTAACCGAACTCGAAAAATACAATATCTACATGACAGATAAAGACCTCGATGTCTTTATCGAGGCTGCTGTGAAGCAAATGAATGAAAATTTGAAAGGAAAATAATTATGACAACAGTAAACGAAGCATTACAAGATCTAGCAGCTTTGGTGGGCTCAGGCACTCCAGTTGGAAATGGTGAGTGCTACGCACTTGCAAGCTACTACGAAACCCTCATCAATCCAGACAGTACAGTTGGACTGGGGGCTGGTGTCGGTTATGTTAGCGGTGCGATTGGTGATACTATCTGCGCTGCAAACATCGGCACAAGCTATGACTGGGAATCAAACGGCTGGACGGTTACTAACGATGGAGTCTTGCAGAGTGGTCAAATCTTGACCATCGAGGGAACAGATTGGAACCCGTATGGCCACGTTGTGGTTGTTGAATCCGTCGACGGCGATCAATTGGTCGTAATTGAGCAAAATTACGCTGGCGCTCGTTATCCTGTGCGCAACTACTATAGCGCATCTGATTACCTCCAAACAGTCGCGCATTTCATCACGCCAGCAGAATCAGGCGGCGAAATTGTTGACGAATCTACTAGCGCAGCTGACACAAATCAATATGCCGAAAACGGCACAATGACCGTGACTGTAGATGCCATCAATGTCCGTCGAGCTCCTGATACATCAGGAGAGGTAGTGGATCAATATACCAAAGGCCAAAGCTTTAAGTACGACACAGTTATTGTGGATGCTAACGGCTTTGTCTGGGTATCTTATGTCGGCGGAAGTGGTAATCGCAATTATGTAGCAACCGGCCCTACTCAAAACGGCAAGCGTTACGGCGCAGCTTGGGGCACGTTTAAATAAAAACCGCAGCGGAAACTGCGGAAAATAAATATTTTTTCTTAAATTTTAATCTACCCCGGCCTCAAAGGCTGGGGCTTTTTTTGTTATAATGGGAAAATTTAAAATTTTCCGTAGCGATAGACTTGGCAGGCCGACAGCGATGTCGGTCTGTTTTTGTTTTCCCTCGTTTATATTAGATAGAGAATTTTAGTGTCTTTTATTGAAATGTTAGTCGTTCTTTTAATCATCAGCGTCTTGATGCTCTTGTTTGTCCCAA